TGATAATATCTACAACAAAACAGAGCAGCAGTACCACGTCAATAAACTAGCGATCATCGAGTTCTTTGGAGCTGATGAGTCGGCAAAGGTACGCGGGCCCCGCCGGAATATCCTCTATATCAACGAGGGCAACAATGTACCGTGGGAAACCGCGCAAGGTTTAGACGTTAGAACATCTGATTTTACGTTCGTTGACTGGAATCCCGTAAGTTCTTTCTGGGTTCATGAGCATTGGTTAGGCCTACCGGATACCGAGTACATCCACTCAACTTACCTTGACGCTAAATGGGTGCTGCCTAAATCAGTAGTGGCTAATATCGAATCCTACCGCTTAACAGACCCCAACTGGTGGAATGTTTACGGACTGGGCCGTCTGGGCAAAGTCGAAGGGCTTGTCTATCCCTACTTCGAGCAGATAGACACTATCCCCTCGGGCGGCAGAGAATATTATGGTTTAGATTTTGGCTATTCTAACGACCCGTCTGTATTGACCCGTAATGTGATTCAAGCCGATAAACTCTACAGTCAGGAACTGTTTTATGAATCCGGACTTACCAACGATGCGATTGCTCACAAAATGGATGAACTGGGTGTTAAACGCGGTTATGCTGAAATCTTCGCTGATAGTGCCGAACCTAAGAGCATCGACGAAATACACGCTTATGGATTCAACATCAAACCATGCCCCAAAGGTGCGGACTCCGTTGAATTTGGACATCAGAAGATACGTCAATTCAAGCAGTGGTGGACAAAAACCTCGTTAAACTGCATTAAAGAACAGCGGAACTTTCGGTATATACAAGATAAAGACAATAAATTGACAGCCAAAACAACACACACGTTCAGTCACGGCATGGATTCACGGCGCTACGCAATTATAGGCGCTTTGACCACTGAAGGCGAACAAGTGGTAGTTTACGACCCGTTAGATGAGGTCATGGAAGAAATGGGTATGAGGTTCTAATATGCCAGAAGAAATCTTAGAGCAGTACATCAAAGAAGCAACGTATGATATTGAGCAGGTCCTGACCCAGCCGAACTGGAACAATGCCACCACGACATACTACCCGTCTTTCATTGACATGCTGTGGGGCGCCCGTGTTGTCTATACCCGCCGCTGCCGTTACCTCTTTAACTTCGACCCGATGGCAAAACAGGCTATTCGGATCTGGACTGATTACTCTTTCGGTGCCGGTTTATCATGGACTGCCAAAAACGATGATGTGCAGAACGTGCTTAGCACCTTCTGGAACAGTCCGGATAACAGAACTATCCTGTCAGCCAAAGGACAACGCAAGTCGTCTGATAAAGTGCTTGTCGACGGTGAAATATTCTTCGCAATCTTCCTCGGTCCTGCAGACGAATGTACTCTGCGCTGGGTTGACCCGCTGGAAATCACTGAGATTATCAGCAATCCCGAAGATATCGAAGATGTTATGTACTTCAAACGGGAATGGACAAACTCACTCGGCATAAAATCAACCTCGTATTATCGCAGCCATACCAACATCGACGATATCGGCGTTACACAGGCCAACGGTAAGACTATTACGAAGACCGAGGACGCCCTGATCTATCACCTGGCACTTAACACCATCGGTCAGCGCGGTAACTCGTTATTACTGCCGGCCGTTGATTGGATTGACCAGTTCAGGCGCTTCCTGGCGGCCCGTATCGCCATTGTGCGGTCACTGGCACGCTTCGCATGGAAGAATAAGGTCATGGGCGGTGCCGGTGCAGTTGGTGCCGTGCTGGGCGCGTTCGATAGTAAGTCGCCACAGGCCGGAAGTATGCAGATAGAGAATCAAGGGAGCAACCTTGAACCTATTCGGACTGATACCGGCGCACATAACGCCTCCGCCGATGCCAAACTACTGAAACTACAGATATTCGCCGCTCTCGGAATACCTGAACAATACTTCGGAGATATAAGCACAGGCAATCTGGCCACCGCTAAAACTGTAGAACTCCCGATGATTAAGCAGTTCGGCAGTTATCAGCAGATCTGGGCGGACGCCTATATTGATATCTTTAATATCGTGCTCGACCATAACGGCATCTCAGCGGACGATGACAGAGATATCGACTTTGATATGCCGGAAATCGCGCCGTTCGACGCCGATGCCGCCGCGAAGTCTATCGGTCAGGTTGTCGCCTCATTCCCGCAGCTTCAGGATTCGGACGATGTATTGAAACAAGCCTTATTGAATATTGGCATTACTAACGTGCAGGACGTTATTGATGCACTGAAAAAGTTACAGGCAGAGAAGGACGCAAAGGCGGCAGAGATAGCCAAGAATCAGCCCCCGGATATCCCCGCCAAACCTGCTAATACTTACTTCCCTACACCGCTGCCGGGTACGAAAGTCGTACAGCCCCCATCCGGAGTGACAACGGGAGCGGCACCGCGGACACAGGAGTCAGCAGAGGTCAGGGCGATTAAGGCGCTGCAGGAAATCAGGGAAGGCTTGGAACATGACAGTCATTGAAGAAATTGACAGTTTGATTCACGTGGTAGAAACGTATCTGCCGGGGCATATGGACAAGCCCGTCAATGTGAAACTAACAAACAAGTTCAAGAAGGCATTGTCACAATACTTCATCAGAATGCGTGACAAATTCCCCTATCAAGAACTTGAAGGTATCTATAACGCCAAAGTTAAAGAATCTGTAATAAGCGTCAAGGAAATAGCGCCGCCGCCAATCATGTCTGACTATGAAACGTGGCTGAAAGCTATCACGACAATATTCGGTACTGCCGACCTTAAATCACTCATAACCTCATATCTGGGCAACTTTTTCATACAGGGTTCCGTCCAGATGATGACCTACGGCACGACGAAGATGGGGATACCGATAGCATTCGAAGGGCCGCCAATGTCACAGGCCGTCCAGTGGGCGCAGGATTACAGCGCCGGACTTGTCACTAATCTCGACATCGAGACACGCTCCCAGATTGCAAAGGTTATCAGTGACGGCATCCAGAACAAAAGAGGCGTCGATGGTATCTCTCGTGACTTGCGCTCGATGTTTACCGATATGTCAAAGACGCGAGCTGACATGATTGCACAAACTGAAAGTAACCGGGCACTCAGCGAAGGGATGTTTGACAAAGCTCACGACATGGGTGTCGATGGGAAGGAATGGTATAGCGGCGTTGACCCATGTGAGGAGGTCTGTCAGCCTAACGTGGACGCCGGAGTGATACCGATAGACGAACCATTCCCAAGTGGTGACATGGTGCCGCCAGGACACCCGAGATGTAGATGTGCGTTTATTCCGGTAAGACTTGACAGGACGGATTAAATTATTTCTCAAGAAATTATATTGGAGGTTAAACAATGCGTGAATATATCCACGAGTCAATAGAAATACCCATCAGTGAAGTTACCGCTGAAAGCATCGCCGCCGGTGTTCTGCCGGTCCGTATCATCGAACCCGGATTCAATAAATCTAAAGGCCGGAACTATACCAAAGCCGCGGTCAAGGACTGCGTAGCCCTGTTTGAGGGCGCGAAGCAGTACGCCAACCACGCCACCAAGACAGAGGAAAAAGAACGCCCTGAACGTGATATCAGGGACTGGGTGTCTACTCTTTCGAATATCCGCATCACCAAAGAAGGCAAAGCGGTGGGAGAAGCCCACATTCACGCCGGTTGGTTTAAGGACATGGTGCAGGGATTATTCGAGGCGGGCACTCTCAGCAAACTGGGAGTGTCTATCAACTCACTTGGCAAGGGCGCAAAGCAGAAGGTAGACGGCGTTGAGACCTTTGTCGTGGAATCCCTCATCGACCATCCGTTCAAGTCCGTGGACTTTGTGACAGAGGCCGGAGCAGGCGGCCAAGCCGGTGTGCAGGAAAGTGTTGAGGTTGTCGATGCTTACCTCATGGACCTGCCCAAACTCAAGGAATCGAGACCCGACCTCGTCAAAGAGGTTGCGGCTGAGATAGAAATAAAACTTAAAGAGGTTGATAAATCTATGGAATTACAGGAAACGATCGACAAATTAACCAAAGACAACGAAGCGTTACTCAAAGAGAAAACCGAACTGACCGCCAAGATCACAGAAGCGACCACGGCAAAGGCGAAGATTGAAGCTCAGGCCAAGATTAACGAGGCCATCAGCAAGTCTACGCTCCCGGACGCCGCAAAAGAGATGCTAGCCACACAGTACAAAGAATCGGTTGACGCATCCGGCATAGACGCAGCCATTAAAGCGCAGGCTGACTATATCGCCAAACTCAACGAATCCGGCAAAGTCAAGGGTCTCGGAAATACCGAACCCGCGATTGCCACCCTTCGCGGCCGCAAGGCCATCGAAGCAGGTCTCTCAGCCCTGAAATAAAAGAATATAACTGGAGGATTAATTAAATGGCTTCAACAATGGCAGAACTTGCCACCCTTTCCACCGATACCCTGAAAAAGGGCATCCTCGACACTATCGTCTATTACTCTCCCTGGTTCCAGACATTGCCGTTCATCGATATCACCGGCAATAACTACCTGTACAACTGGGAAACCGCGTTAGCCGGTGCGACCTTTTACACTCCGAACGATCAATGGGGTGAAGTAGGTCCGACCTGGGCGCAACGCTCTGTTGCCCTGCACGTCCTCGGCGGCGATGCTGATGTGGATAAATTCATGCAGCAGACCCGTTCCAACAGTCAGGACCTGAAAGCGGCCATCATCGAAAAGAAATCAAAGGCCATCGCTTACGCCTTTGATGAATTCGCCGTCATGGGCGGCACTTCAACCCTGCCGCGCTATACCAACGGCAAGGCGTTCACCGGCATTCTGAAACAGATCGCCTGGTGCGATACCACCAACGGTACAGCCGCCACAACCCTCGACAGCACCACGAACACCCAGGTTACCGCCGCGACCTCCGCCGCCGGTGTTGCCCTGACCCTCGACTTTGTTGACCAGTTGCTGGATACCGTTAAACCGAAAGCAACCCACATCGTCATGAACCGCCGTATGCGCCGCAAGGTACAGAGTCTTGCCCGTGCTGCCGGTAATAACCTGCAGATCACCGGCGCTAACTTCCCCGGCGCGTTAGGCCAATTCGTCACTATGTACGGCGAACAGCAAATCCTGATCGACGACTGGTCTCCTGACCACTTCCAGGACGGCTCCGCTTCCGCCTTAAACATCGCGGCCTATGACGGTACCGCTTACGATTCCACCCACGACAACTCCATCATCATCGCCCTGAGGCTTGAGGACGACGGTGTCTGCGGTCTGCGTAACGGCAGCGTCCAGGTCGAAGAACTGGGAACAGTTCAGGACCATGACGCCACCCGGACCCGCATCAAGTTCTACTGCGGCTTGGCTGTCTTCAACAAACTGTCAGTCGGTGCCCTGATCAACGTCAACTACAGCGGTTGATATTGCCGGATAAAAATAAATAAGTGAGGTTAATCAAATGGCTTTCCTAGAAGTACTTGGAGCACGAACCATCATATCCGGCGTCGCACCCACCAAGATTACATTGGCGGGTAATGTTAATGCCGGTGACCTTCTCGGATACAACTCGGGCTGGGTTCTATCCGCATCCGCAA